ATCTTCCTCCTCTTCAATATCATCATCACTACCTACAGGATTTAGTGGATCTTCATCTACATCACCACCAAATACCTTAGGGTCTACAATAAAACCATCTAACATCATGCCTTTACATTTTTCAGCTGTATCTTTCATGTAATAATAATAATTAGCTGGATTATAATGGTCGTATGTATATCCAACACAATTCGTTTTAATTGATGTTTCACCAAAATATTCTTTACATTTACTACCAAACCAACTAGCACTTCTTGATACTCCATTATCTTCACAAAAGACCTGTCTTAATGATTTCAAACAAATTCTACCCTTTTTCTGTGGAATTAATTTACTATCAAACCATGCTCTATCTTTTGAGATATCTTTAAAATATGCCTCTGTAGATTTTACAAAATTCTTAGTTAATTCTAATCCTTCTTTTTGGTATTTTTTATAACTATCAATTAATAACAACATGAAGGCTTGATTAAAATATCCACTATTAATCTTATCTTTTAATGTAGCATCACCTATTTCATAAACACCACTTTTCTTTTCATCATCAGATAATTTATTGTATTTTTCTTCACTCATAAAAGTCTTAGGAAATTCAATTCCTCTAACTCTTCTTCTCATGCTATTACCACCAGTATCACTATTAAATTTAACTGTATGATTAGATGGAATAAATATATTACCCATTTTAAATGCTATATCTCTTTCTTGATAGTTAGTTCTAGCTTTAATGATATCATTACCAGTTGTTCTCTTGAATACATCACTATTAAATGTAAATGCTTGATTCGGTTCACCTACTTCAATACATCTCTTTTTTGCTGAGTGATATAATGATGGGTCTCTACAATCTTTACTTTCTTGTGTGAAATACTTGTAGGATAATGTATAATAATAATCACCAAATGTATTTCTCATTAAATCCATTAATACAGACTTCATGTTCGCACCAACACCCTTATAAAAATGAGCCACTTCTTCTTTATTAGAATCACCTCTAATACATCTACTATTAGCCTTCAAAACATACCATAAATCCTCTTCTTTCCAAAATGCTTTCTTCATAATATTAAATAGTTCTTCCTTTCTATCTAATATATCCTGTGGAGCTTTTGTAGGATCATAAAAGTCATATAGACAACTCATGCTTACATATTCACCATTAACAGCACTACGAAAAGTATGTGTATCTACATCATAAATACCATTTTCAAATCCTAGTAAATTATTATCAGTATCAAGAGTATCTTTAAAATTATCATCAGTATATTTCTCAATTAATCTGTTAACTATGTGTTGTTTTGATGATTGATTTCTTAATTTTTTAATTGCTGATTTTTCATTTTTTACCATGATAGCTTCACAATTACCTACTATAGCATTCAAATAAGCAACATCAAAAGGTGATTTATATTTCTTCATAGCCTCATCTAAGGCTTTACCTTTTAGTCCTTCATTCATCTTTCTTTCACAATAATTCTCAACATTAATTTTCTCAGCTTTTTTGATATTTTTAAGAATATTATCCATATATTTCTTGTTCCAATCTTCATTTCTTTTTTCTTCATTATCCATAAAATCTTTCATGTATTCAACCATTTTATCTGCGAAAACTTTCTTACTACATGATTTATACAATCCAAATCCATCTAACATGTAAAGTGTTGTATCACAAAATCTGTAATTTTGAACTTGATTATTATGAAATAAATTAGCAATATCTTCATCATGGCTTTCAATATTATCGTATCTATGAATACCATATTTTTCATAATATGGGTCTTTATATTCTTCATTCCAATCAATACTTTCACTAGTTAAAATATCCTGTACTTCTTGAAATTCATCAAATTCTTTTGATTTAAATTTAACATTCATGCCTGTTCTTTCCTCAATTCTTTCATTCAATTCATCAATAAATTCTTCAATAGATAACTCTACAAAAGCGTCTTTTCTTAACATAGCTCCATCGTGGCAGAGAATAATCTGTGATACATTAGCATCAATAAGAGCTTCTTCTTCAGCATAACCGAACAATTGTTCTAAGAATAATTCCTCCCACATCTGTAGATATTTAGACATGAAACAACCTATTTTATTAAAGGTAGCCCCTTCAGTTAATTCTTCAAATAATCCTTTTGCGTTTTTGTTAACTTCTAATTTAATTAATTTTTGTGTTGTTTTCATCTCATGGTTAAATGATATAAGCTCTTTTGGCTTGATATATTTACCATCTTTTTTGCTCTTTTTACCATTAAATTTTTTCAAACTTGCTCTCATGCTTCCTCCATTAATTAAACTAATAAATATCTGTTTTGCTTGATCCCTATCCAATCCACATTTCTTTTTCATAATTTTAATCATGCTATCTCTGTCTTCTACATACTTACGCAAATTTTCACACGGAATATCCCACGCTTCGCACAGGTTTAATAAAATCGTAGGGTGAGCGTTAACAATATCTACATCATAGTAAAGGTCTTTACATAAGAAATGTCTGATAGTTCTTCTCATCTGTCCTAGACTTTCACAAGCCTTAGGATATACTCTACCGTATTCTACAGTAGAAAAATATTCAGTTAATAAATAATATTCATTCTTAGTATCATCATATCTTAATTTTTGAAGTAAATTTTCTAAGAAATTCTTTTCTGTTGGTTTACACCCAGTCATAAGATGCGTCCATTTAATATTCATTTCGTCCCACCATGAAGTATCTTGCCTTACGGCTTTATTACTTTTTACGAGAGCCCATAGCTTTTTCTCGTCAATAACTTCAATAAAAGTCCCTTCTTGGAGTAGTGAGTTGGTTGTGGTTTTATCCACATTAAGTTCAAGATTTCTGCTAGTAATTTCCATTTATATATATACTAAAGATTTTCTTTTTAAGTTAATTTAAAAAAACAATTAATTTAAGTATTTTAATTAGGTATTTAAGGAAAAATGTTGAGAATTATCGCAAATATTGAGATATCTGTGAGTATTCCTTAATATTCCTAAATTTATCATGTTAATTTTTGAAAATTTCTATAGTATTTTTTGAGTAATAATTTCATATTGTATTAAATTATAATACAATATCAAGTTTTTATGAGATATGATGAGATATTATCATGCTTTAATTTTCTTAGGTCTGCCTCGTGGATTACCAGTTGGCTTATAACATTTTTGGTAGCTTCTTTTAATTGCTGCCTTACCTTTGTCGCTCTTAGTATATTTAATCTGTGCTATTTTCTGCCTTTCTTTTTGGAAGGCTATTTTATCCTCTAATTTCTTTAGTTTTTCTTGTAAATCTGTTATCGTTGAATCCGTCATTTATATATATACTAAAGATTTATTTTTTAAGTCATTATTAGAGAAGCTTTACTTCTTCATTAGGTTCAGACCTAAAGTAATCTGTTTCTTCAACTTACTAGTCATTTTCATCTTCTTTTTGTGAAAAGTAAATTCATCACCAACTTCTACTTTTTTGAGCTTATTTAATTCACTTCTTTTGAATGTATAATCATCACCAACCTTTAATGATTTATGAAGTCCACCCTTCCTAAACTTAACTTTTTTACCATCTAGTACAGCCGTTTCCATATTAGATTTTTTACTCATGCGTTTAGGATCAGCTTTTCTAGAGCTTTCATAATCACGATTTTTGTTCTTTGCCTTTACATCTTTCCCTTTACTTTTTGAAACATTTCCTTTGTGTCCCGTGAAATCTTTACCAGAATGAGTTTTACTTTTGCTACCTTTCTTGTATGATGCTTTAGCAGCAGAGATTGCTTTCCCATAAGGAATTTTATGCTTAGCAGCATATTTTTTAACATGTTCTATCCAAGCGTTCGCCATTTATATTATACTAGATATTTTAATTTTATTAGAAAATAATTTTTACAATTAATCTTTTTTAAGATACACGCTTTGTTGAACTCCTACACTATGGTTCATCTCATCAGCTAATTTCTTTTTCTTTTCTATTTCTTCAGCATCAAATTCATTAGTAATCTTTATCTTTCTCAACATAGATGCTGATATCTTTTTACCAGTAGGTTTAAATACCTTATTCAGATATTTACTCAATTGGTTTTTAGACATTTTTTCTCCTCTACTATCTTGTAGTAAATAATTATTACGATTAAAATTACTCCACAAATTTAGTACAGAATTTAAACTCCGGTCTACATTAATTCTAACATTATCTGGTGTCTCACTTTTCACTACATTTTTACCAAAAGAAAAGAACTTTTTATTCCTTGAAACATTCACTAGATAAATGTTATTATCTTTTTCTTTCTCTGGTAGATCATCAAACTCACTTTTACTCACAACTTTTGTATCAGCATATTCTAATCTTCGTGGAGCATGAAGCGAATATAAAGATATTACTAGATATTTTTGTATTAAATCTAAATCTTTCTTATTAAACAATTCTTTTGTAGACTGTTTATAACCTTTCTTCTTTATTTCTCTACCATATTTTCTCTGAAGCTTAAGTATATCATTCCAGTCAACCCAATTATCACTTTCTTTCACACTCTTCTCTTTACTTTTAATAAAGTCATTATACTTATTGTGTTCTGTTAATAATGTATCTAGATATTCATCATAGACTTTCTCATAACCCTTCATGGGCTTCTTCTTTTCCTTTGGTGATAAAGCTACAAGTATAGACGCCACATAGTTCTTCATAGTAGAAGAGGATTGTTCCTTAAGAAATTTCTTAATCTTTTTTACATCAGTCTTTAAGAATTCTCTCCCAGAGTAATCTTTATCATGTATCTTATTAGACAATTTATTCAAGTGTCTTTTGTAAATTTTGATTGTGCTATCTCTAACTTTACGATTTTCTTTTACAGTTTTTAGTAATGCTTCCATTTATATTATAACAACAGAAAATAATCTTAAACTTTTTTATTTACTAGTTTAATTAAATGTCTAAAATTAATTTCTCAACTATAAGTAAATGGCTTCATACGAAATACATGAATGTAGATTCTGTGGAAATAGATACGAAGAGGACATCAACGATAAGTCCCACAAATTGTTAAGTAAATACATACACTATCTAGGTATATGTGATGTAGGGTGTTGGAATAAGATTACACAGGAACATAAGAACTCTATCATGTTTAGAGCAGCAATATTAGGCGATGACCGCAAGAGAAACAAGATACCAATTGTAGAACGACACAAACTTAAATGAGAACTTGAGAGAATGAGAGCACATAACAACGAAATATAACAATATAGTATAGAAATATCTTGTTATATTACCATTATTATCATTATTAGTAGTCTATTCTGTGTTATATTACCATAATATAGCATATAATAATTATTATATGATTGTTATTAGACTGAAATGTGTTATATTACAGTATAATAGTGATAATACTGATAAATAACAATAATATAACAAGACTTTATTAGTATATTTAGGGGTTTTGTGATAAATAAGTATTTTAATTAGTTTAACATTTAAAGATTAAAATCTTTTCTATATATATAATGAATACTTTTCCAGAGAAAGATGGCTTTCCAGTTCTTGAAGCTTACGCAATAGATAGCACTCATATCTATCTTAAAAATCCTTATAGTAAAAAGATAACCTATCACCTACACGGTTCTTGTGGTGATTTAACCAATAGATACGAACATAGAGGTTCACATATGGAGGGCTTTGATAACTATTACATTCAGATCACAGACAATACAATTAGAGGTAGCATGAGAAACAAAAGAGTTCTTAAGGGTAGTCAACCAAAATTAGAAAGACTATGGTTAAAACAAAAGAAAGACAAACAATAGAAATAGATGCTAATCTCAAAATCTCATAATGATATTCTACATGAATATCATTATCATATTTTTAATGTTTATGGGTGGGGGGTATAATGCTTGAACTCTAGAAACTTACGGGCTTGACCTATATTTATACACTATATTATTTTTTGGTATCATCTGGTTTTCCAGAAGGTTCTACACTAGATGTTGAACTCGTAGTTGATGATACAGATTCACCAATTGATGATGGAGGAACTGTTGTTGAACCAGCTGTTGATGAAGCCTTTTCACTTTTTAATTGTTCTACTCTCTGAGGTAAAGCAGAGCCAGTTTTCTCTTCACCTCTAGCTTCTTCTCTAGTTTCTACTTTTTGTGGAGAACCACCAAATTCTGGTTGTGATTTTAATAATCGTTCTAAATCACTTCTAGCACCGTATGACTTTCCTAGTCTAGCAAATATTGGTTGACCTTCTTTTCGTGTATTTAATTTATAATCATAATAGACAGGAGCTTCACCTTTTTCTGTCTGAACTCCTTCAGCTACAATATGGTCTTGTTCTAATCCTGCTCTTACTAAAGATGATATAGCCATGAGATCACCATCTCTTAATTGTCTAACTATTAATTCAGTTAAATCAGAATTATTTATAACTAATTGTAAATCGTCTTTATCTTTTGTAGCTGAACCAGTATCATCAAATACAACATTACCATCAACACCAACCCTCATGTTAGTTCCTATTATTCCTAAAATTGTCTGTCCTACAGCTTCTAAATTACCTTCATTAGTTCTCCATAAATCTTCTATAATTCCTTCTACATTTCTTATCATGTCTTCTCCTGCTTCTGCTTGACCTCTTTCATCACCAAACATAACATCATCTACAGTTTCTAAAACATTATCTATCATGCTAGGTAATTTTGCTATTGTTTCTCTGGTAATATTACCATCACTATCAGTTGGTACAGGAATTTTAGCTAGGACAGACTTAATAAATATCTCAGTCATTTTCCTTTTCAACTCTGGAGGCATTTCTTTTGTATCCCATTCTTCTCGTTGAGTTCCACTAGACCTAGTTCTTACTCCTGCTTGTGTTCCGGCTTCATTAGATGTAGCTTGAAGATTAGCATCACTATTTATAGCTCTTACATTATCTCGCACCATATTATGTAGGTGTTTAGGATTTTTATAATCATTAATATTACTTATACCACCTCCTGTATCTCCAGACCTATTTCCACTACCCATTCCACCAGCTATTTTCTTTTCAAGATTAAATATTTTAGTTAATTCTGCTAGATTAGGATCTGGTGGTGGTTTAATTGTATCAGCTCCAAATACATTTATTGGTGGTGCTGGAACTGTTGACTGTCGTTGAATTTTATAAACAATTACTGAATTAGGTGATAGTTTTGCTAATTTTCCATCAGTAGGATTCCTAATCTCTGTATTAATCTGTGATAGAGCTCTATCTTGGTTTACCATGATACTAAAACTAGAACCATAACCATATAAGAATGAACCATTTTGATAATTCTTCATACAATAAAATATAGCTGGTAAAGGTGTAGAACCAGTCTGATATTGTCTATTCGCTACAATATCGCTGTATACGATATAAAATGGTGATATAGTTGATATTGGAGCATCATCAGCTGTTAAAGGTAATGATTGTGTTGATAATAAAACTTCTTGACTTTCATTAAACCCATGAAGAAACTTTGGAACACCATTAGCTACAGCTGTACTTCCTGTTGGAATTGGAAATTTATAGTATAAATTTAGTGCTGGATTAATTGTTCCATTAAAAGAATTATTTAACATGAGAGGTTTTATTCCATTTCCAATAATATTCACATTACTATTATTGTAAGTATTAGGGTCAAATCTATTAAATTGTCTACCATATCTTGGTATAAAATCTTCAATATTAAATCCTAACCTAGCTAATAATGAACCTTCCCAATTCTCATCAGAACCTTCAACACAATCTTTAATTATTCTTTGTCTATTTTCTTCTGTAGCTTCTAATGTTGAATTATCCCAATAATTAACAGGATTTAAATCTTCTGGAACTTCATAATCTGGAGGACATAAGAATACTTTAAATATACCGATACCACCTATCTCAGCTCTTAATCCTTGATTTTTAATTGGTTTAGTGTAATTTTCAGCACTAGTAGCTCTTACTACTGGGTCTGGTTGATTATAAACAGCGTCTGCCTGTGTTCCGTATACTATACCAACTTTCTCTCCAATCTGTGGATTAGTTGTTGATAAAGATTGAGTTGATTGATTTAATTGAGTTAATAAATTATCTGTCTGAAGATTTAAAAATTCAAATCTATTTTTTTCTGGAGCATATTGAAATGTTGGATTGTTAGCACCAAACACTACATAATTAGTCCAATTTTGATTAATACTTCTTATTGGTTGGATTTCACTACCACTACTAGCATTTTTAATTGGATAAATACTATTTCTTTGGTCTCCATTCATAGGAACTATAACATGATTATCCATAGCTGATGGAGATACACCAATTGGTAATCCCCATGTAATACAACCTAATTCAAATATACCAGTTGAGGCTGGTCCTTGTGTTATATCATTAGCATCAAAATACTTAGGATCATTCCATTTCGTAGTATAAGCACATCTAAAAGCTACATTAATTGATACAATTCCATCACTATCTGTATACTTATATGGATAACAACCTAAATTCAAACCTTTAAGAAATTCAAAATCTGCTGTTGAAGGTGGAAAATCTGGTGATGTATAATTTTCCCAATCATAAAGTATTTCATTAGCTGTATCTACAGCTGTTGGTGCGAATGGATAAAGGTCTTTTGTTTCTCGTGTAGTTGTTTTCCAATTAGCATCATATCGTGTCTGAACCCATAATTTACCTAGTCCTCTATAAGAAGTCCAGTTATCCTGCCACCTAAACTGTGTAATATCACTTCCAAAAGCTAAACATGAGAAGGCTGGTGATATAATTTCTCTATATCCTTCATTAATTGGAGTAATTGGAATTGTAGGATCATGTCCTGTACCATAATGATAACCATCAGCATCTGCTACTGAAGGATTACAATTAACAGGATATAATTGAGACCATCTCATGTCTAGTGGTGTAATATTATCTACTTTTGCTTGTGTGATTGTTGATTGTTTATCATCTGTTCTACCTAAATCTAAATCCATAGCCCAACCAACAGCATCTAAATTTTGGTCGTTATAATTATTAGGAGCATTATCTGCTTTATTACCATATAGCTCATATTGTCTCACAGTCTCAGCGAAATCTATCCAAACTTGAGGGTCATATTCAAGATTACCATTTAAATCTCTAGTAGGAAATCTTATATTGGTATAAATTACTTGATTTTTAGTTGTTTCTGTAGCAGAAAATTCAACACTACCACCTCCAATAGGATATGCTCCATTAAAATATCTTAATTTTTGATTAGTAATGATAGGACAGCCTACATTACAAATACCACCAGCTGGTGCTGGAGCTGTAGAAGTTGTTGTATTCATTTTTTGTAAAGGTAATCTATTCAATCTATCACCCATCATGCTCTTATAAAAATTAGCTAATCCACAATTTCCATAAATAACATTAGATTTTCTACCATAAGTATAACTAGCTTGTGGTTCAAACCAACCCGTATATTGTATACTTAAATATTGATTTTGATAAACATTTAATGTATAAGGGTCTTCTGTTCCGAATTGACCTATTCCAGCTCCAGTAAAATCTTTTCCTGGTTGAAAATTAGCTGGATTTACTTTTGTAGCTCCACCATATTTTACTGGTAATAAAGCAGACCAGTCAGCTTGATAAATATCACGCCAATCATAAGTAGCATTATTATAAACAGCGTTATCATACCAACCATAAGCATTATTTACTGGAACAACTGAAGAACCTTTGAATCTATTGTTAGGATATTGTTGAATATTAGTTAAATTATTATCAACTATTGGAATATCTGTATCAAATGGTGATAATGCTTCATGTAATTTATCATTAATAATATTAGCTAATGATTGAGCGTCAGTAAACAATTCATCTACCTCTAGAAGAATGAAAGCAGTCATAGGCATTAATTTTGGAAAAAATCCTTTACCAGTCATTTTCTGAGCTCCTAATCCAAAGAAATCATTTCTTGTGAATATATATGGTTTACCATTACATTCTGCTCGTAAATTACCACTTCTAAAACCTTTCTTACTATCATCAAAATCATAAGCAGTTGTAGCATTACCATTAGCACCAGAACCATAAGTAGTGAGAGGAAATTGTGCTTTTTCACTTGAAGCTCCTGTCTGTGGTTTTCCAATCTGTTCCATGTATTGACTTAATTCCATACCAAATTTTCTAAGATAAGTTCCGGTCTGATTTTGTTGGTCTATATTATCATAATTCAAACAACCAGCTTCACTAGAACCATCTACATCTCCTCTCTTCGCAGCAATTAAAGCTCCTTGACTAAATCCTAATGCTGTTCCTGCTTGTTGAAATATTGTAGGATTTTGAAATATCATTTCAACTCTTGAACCTACTGGTCTCATGTTGTAAATAGGAAGTGGTATATTATTAAAATCACCACCACTATCCTCAATTATAAGGTTCATGGTAGGCGTCCAATTACAAATACCACCAGCTGGTATTCCAGTAATTCCAAATAAAGCACCATTAGAAGATACAGTTGCTCCACCTCCTGGATTAGGATCACCAGTAGCTCCTAATACAATTCCTATTATTGGTGTTGTTCCTGGTGCTGGTATAGTATTAACATAAACTGGTACAGCTAATGTTCCTGTATTATATTGATAAATAAAATGTGATTGTGCTGGTATCATTACTTCATCTCTAATTGATGGTGGAGCTCCAGCTACTCCCATTCCTATAAAACCTAAGGTCTGAGCTGATGCTGTTAACCCCATGATATTACCATTATTAGGTTGAACTACAGTATTAGTCATTACAGGCATATCTTTATTAGCAGCCAGAGCATTAAATGCTCCTTCTGGGTGCTGTAAAGGTAATCCTACCGAATAGGTATTATTATTATTCATGTAAAAGAATACTTCTAAAAGCACTTTATTATCACAATACTTCTTAGTTTCATCATCTACTACGACAGCATCACCAGTAAATTCTAGTGATGAAGCTGAAGAGTTCTGTGCGTTTAAAGCCATCATTTCAACAGAAACTACATCACCTCTCCTCAAATTAAAATTAGTGTCGTTAGTCCATTTAGCATTAAAATCACCTCCATCTTTAGTATCAACAAGAGAGTTAGCTCTGCTACATTCTATTAAAAAAGTCTGTGTTGATTGATAATTAGTGTTGTTATCACTCATCTATTTATTATAACAAGAGATATTATTATTGCGTAATTAATTTTTACTCATGTTCTCAAGTTCTCAAGTAGCAAAACTAGCTTACCCAAAAATACTAAACCAAAATATCCAAATCCCATGATATCATTTAAGATTATTAAATCATATCATTATATTTTGAGATATTGAGATTTTTAAGAACCAGAAACATAGATAGTTCCATTCTTAATCATCATAATTCTTTCATTTTCACACCACAATAAGAAGCGAAGCTGTCTCCAATTTTCAGAAGTTCTAGTATAATTAAGTTCTACTTCAACTGGAGATTTACTAATATTAGTTCCAGCACCTAGAACATTATCATAAGTTCTAGCAAGGTTAACACCATAGTATGATAGAGCACCAGAGAAGGTAGAATTATTAGCAGCACCACCTTCACTTCCACCCATAGGAAAACCATAAACAGTTTTATCATCTGGAAAAGCAACTTGATTAATATCATAGGAAAGAGCAGCTGTTGCTACCTGTCCTACATTACTTGTAAAGCCAATATTAGCCTTCATGGGCGTATTGTATACTTGACTGAGTTCATTCCAAATCTTAGCGTCCATATCAAGAGCATTTACAAACAAATTTTGATTATTAATTTTAACTTGTAATGTGGTCTGTCCTTGTGAAGCTCTAGAGTTATAATCACCTAAAATATTATTAGAAAATCCAGCATTAACATTAGATGTATAATCTGCTTGTTTTGGAGTAGACATGACGATATTTCTACAAATCTGGTGATCTAATCCAAGTCTTACTATTTTCTGTTGATTCTGAGGAGCAGCTGGAGGACCAGCAAGTGCTGGAATAAATTCCTCAACAGCTACATAATCAGTATAGACCATTTCCATTCCTTTCTGAACGGCAGCAGCAATAGCAGCCATAGGTGATGGTTTATTAGGTTGGTCGTCATAATACACTAAATCCATAGAAAGTCGTACAGAACTTTCAACTACATTAGTTCCAGCAGCCCATGGATTGGCGACACCAGCAGGAGTATTAATAACTGTTCTCATGCCTGGTAAATCTTCATTAAAATCAAATACAACACTAAGTCTTTCATTAAGCAAACCTAAAGGTAATTGGGTCTGAGAAAGGAAAGGAAAAAACCAACGAAGAGGTATAGTCCACTCTGGGGTCGCAGCAGCTGTAGCTTGAAGTCTAAAATTAGGGTCTTTATTATAAGCTGTTCCAGTAGCATTTTCAACAATTAATCCAGTAATTCCTGTACCATCGTTTTCAGCATCAACAGAATAAAATCCAAGTTTACCAGCAGCATTCTCATCTACCTTAAGTCCGCTAAAATGACCTATCTTAGTCTGATAAGTCTGGTCTCTAATATCTTGGTCTACAAATGTAGATTTAAGTTGAAGCAAATGTGGAGCTTGGTCTGTCTCTTGTAAAAGAACATTACCATAATATATTGAGGCTCTTCTGATTAATCCACTTGCTCCAGCCATGAGTGGTATATCAGTATTAGGGTCTGTATTCGTCATTTTGAAAGACAAAAAGACATCACTTGAAAGTAATCCTTTTTGTGGAAGCAAAAAAGTTGCTCCGCTATTAGATACGGAAGCTGGTTCTAAAATTTCAGTTTCTACACGCTGGTCTTGTGCTTCACCAACAGCCATTCCAATCATTTTCGTTAAATCTGGTTGTGATCTACTCATTTATATATTAGTAAAGAAATTTATTTTCAGAAAAAATTAATTTTTAAAAGAATTAATTTTTAATACACTTTACATGATTAATTAGGTAGAAACAGAAATTACTCCATTACTATCAAAATTTAACATACCACGATGTAAATAGAATTGGTAAGCACTCATGGGCGAAGCACCATCTAATTTAGATTGGATTCTAACACTAAATGGTTTACCAGCAAATGAAGCAGTTGAGCCATTACCAACAGCATCATAACGACAACCAACACCATAACAGTTTTGGAAACCAGATGGAATAGCACCAGATGATGCTCCTGTGGTAGAGTTATGATGAGGGTCTCCGTTAGCAATACTCAAGCCTTCACTATTAGCTCCTGGTAAGCATGAGCGAGTATTCCTTAAAGGTCTGAGAGCAGATTGGAAATATAATTGACGCTGAGCTTCAAAAGTAGAACCTGCGTATTGGTCGTTATTAGGAGCAGCAACATCTCGTCTAATAACATTATTCTCATCTATTTTGAACTGTAGTGGAAATTTTACACCGGAACGAATAAAATCGCAACCTTGAATTGGTGCTAGATTTACTTGTGGTGTTCCTGCTGCTGTTGATTTATTAAGTAGAGGAGTTGTTTTGTATCCATCATGTGCGTAATTACTAATATGTTCTGTAGGCACGAAATTCATAAACTGTGAAACAACAGCTGATAGTGCTGGATTGGTCTGTTGAGTATTATCACCATTATTAATAACAGAATAGAAATTCTGGAAAGCACTAAATGGTAATGCTTTAATAGCTGGAAGTCTACCTCCTTCTGGAATACCATATTCACCAGTTAATGAAACATTAGATAAGGTATAAAAGGAGTTAGTAGTTGTAGCAGCAGTAGAACCAAATAGGGCTTGAATACTAGGAGCTAACTGAATAGAAATTCTAAGACCTCCAGTTCCAGATTGAAATGAAAGAGGAAGATTTTCACCATTCAAAAATACACCACACATGAGAGGCATAGAAACCTCAACAAATGATCTTGTTGATTGTCCTGCTGTATTACAAATTCTACCTTGAGCTGTTTTATTAGAGGTAGCTCCGAATTGCTGAGATAGATAAGTTGTATAATCAGCAAATGATGCTCCAGCAGCTATAAGACTAGCTAAAAGTCTAGGATATGACCTACAGTATTCTAGTATATTATTCTGAAGATTACTGATAGTAATATTTTCTATAACAGAAGCAGCACCTACTTTATTATTAAGTAGAACTTCTTTATTTCCTGTACCATCTTGGTCGTTATTATTAGGACGACCATTCGTTCCTGTAGTTAACTGAAGTCTAAAATTAAGACGAAGCTTGGACGACATTAAATACATATCGGCAGCCCCGATTTCAAACTGAACCAAAGGATTACCAGATACATACGAAAAAGTAGCATTCCCCGAACTTTGGTTCATGGGTGCGATTTCAAATTTTCTTACACTTGAGATAGGTTGAGACATCTTTATATAATACTAAAGATTATTATTTTTCGCAAAATATTATTATTTTTAGAATATTTTGTGTAATTACCACAATAACTGGTCGGCATAATATGATGGTGTATTTAATTTATGTCTATTCTTTTCATGTCTTGCTTTATAAGCTTTTCTCCTTTTATCAGCGAATTCTTTTCCCTTTTCTTTCTTGAATGTTGGATAATCCCCATAGCCTATAGCTCCAACCTGTGCTACTAATTTTAATTCTTTTTTCCCATCTTTTGTCTTAACCTCTTTAAATACATCAAGCTTCTTTTTCTTGTTTTTAGATTTCTTAATTTTTACACCTAATTTCTTAGCTCTGGCTCGTGAATACGATGTTATAGTATAACTCATTTAATTATAGTGGAGAAAATATTTATGAGAACATGAGAACACGAGATTATAGGAAATTAATATCATTTTCAAAATTCATTTTCCAACATATCCAAACACTATCAAAAGCTGCGTTTTTCTTTTTCCAATTAGGATCTAATTTCTTAGTTTTCTTATCATAATAAATGTATTTTGGTCTCTTTTTTGGTATACATAATTGGAAATGTTCTGATAAAATTTTAGAGTAATTATAACACATAGTAGATACTGGAACAATTAACATGAAAGGTTTATTTCTTTTTACTAATTCTTCAATTATCTTACCTTTTATCTCATAGGGTGGGTTGTCGCATACCAAATCTCCTCTATCATTTTCAAAAAAATCTTCTTGTTGATGAATTATTTTAAACCCTAATTCTTTCATGTATGTACCACATTTTCCATCACCATAAAAAGGCATAGAAATAGTCTTATCTTTTGGTAGTAAATCTTTAATTTCTTCAAAAATGTATTTTGGGGTCATAAAATCATTATGTTTTGACGGATTATAGTCTCTATATGAAGCCATTTATTATTACATGAGAAATTAAATTTCGCTCAAAATCTCAAACTCTCATTAGTGATTGTAGAAATCATAATATGTATCTAATTGTTGTTTTTGTTTCTGCGATTTAATCTTCTTTAAATACTTTTCAGTAAATATTAATTCGTTGTAAAATTTATCTGTTGGAAGTGGAGCCATAGAATTAGGATTTATTGTAGGCTTTTCAACATGATAGAAAAAAGATAGAATGTAATTTAACATTTATTATTATAGATAGATAATAATAAATCTTATATTGTTTAATCCTATGACTTAACAAGTGGTTTTAACCATGTTCTTAAGTGTAGTGATTTTAGTAAACAACAGCGATAGATCCTGGTGAAATAACTAGAGTTCTAATATGATAGACCCATGTATTGAGTAATTTCTCTTGTGTGTTATCAGCAGCAGCTGTGGAATATTCCATATCCAATCTTACCTCTTGGTCGTTAGCATTAAATGAATGTCCTACCTTAGCGAGTTCTCTTCCTATACCAAAAGCATCACTATTGTTAGCCAAATAACGAGGAGCTGTTTTCCATCTAGATAATGCTTTTTCTAGTTCGTGTTGATGAATAGCATTCCATGATAGACTATCTACTAATGCTGCTACCCTAGCTACATCAACTCGTCTATTAGGTGTAAGACGATTAGCTATATTATACTGATAGGAAAGCATACCATCACGGACGGGTTTAAAGTTAGATAATACAAGACTATTAGAAGTTCCCATAGGATAACTAAGAATAGACATAGCTCTATGCTCTGTAGTCTGAAAGTTGATATTAGGTCTATTAACTCGTGCGTTAAGATTATCACGATAAATATTAAATGAATTATATTCTAGTTTTACTGAACCAGATGCTACTTTCTTCATCATGCCCGATAATACTTGCTGTGATGCTTGAACCACACTACAAATCATGTCTACATTTTGAACTTCATAATCTGCTGTAAATGAATCAGTAAATGCGAAAATAGGAGCTCCTATAGCAGCAATATCAGCAGCACCTGGTGTGAAATTGGCTGTTAGAGTCACGACAATATTAGCACCCGCAACAGCGATAGTATCAACAATACCAGCATTAAATATTTTACCTGCTGTATCAAGATAACCTACCTGTTGACCTTTCCTAAATGGAACATTATCAGCTGTAGCGTTAATATTAGGAGCTGTAGCACCTGCTCCTCTAAGTGTAAGAGTTCCTGTAGCTGCTGCTGCTATAGCGACAGCACTTTCAAAATATCCAGCACCACCAACACCATTATTCATCTCAGTTGGTACAGGAACTTCAACACCAGCTGTAGGACTATCAATAGCAGGAGGAGTGTTGGTAATACAACCTATCTGAGTAAAAGCAACTAATGCTTCAGCTTGAGGTGCTAATGAAATTCTAATTCTAAGTCCATTCGTCAAAATACAAGGAAATACTTTAGATCCACTTAAAATTCCGCTCATGTGTAAAGGAATACACACTTCTACAGGACGATATGCTACAGTTCCTGGAACAGCATTTCCTTCCCAATAAAGAGATGTGAGGAAATTTCCTTGAACTCGTGATTGTCCTTCCATGAGAGCTCTAAGATTGGTAAGACCTGGTGTCTTATCATAATGAAATTTTTGAGCCGTCCAATTATTATAATTTTCCAATTGCTCTAAAAGTTGTTGATTTTGTCCGTCGTAAATCTGTACTTCCCTAATTAAACTATGAACTCCAGCTCTTTCGTCTGGTTGATGGAGACAATTTCCCGATAACTGAATAATAGCTTTTAAATATGTTTCGTTAGGATTTAAGAGAGGAACATCTTCTGGAGGAATGAAAATCTCAATTACATCACGGGCTTTATAAACCGAATTTCTATCCGTAAGCACACTTTTTGCGATAGTTGGCGTAGTCATTTATATATTAGTAAAGAAAATTTATTTCAGAAAAATTAATTTTTAAACTATTAATTAATTAATTTTTGTAGTAAAGATTAGACAGCTACAGAAGAAGCTAATGGTGCTGTATATGTTCCTGCTACTTGTATCTGAGGATTTTGAGCTATTTTATTCGCCATTTCATCTGCTTTCTTTTGTTGGTCTCCTCCTACTACATCTTCGTATACACCTACTCCAGCAGCTACTAAACCACCAACGGCTGCTATTCCTCCTAGCACTTCTCCAACAAAAGGTATCCATGATGTAGCAGCTGCTGCTTCTGCTAATGAACTTTCAGCAGCCATTCCACCAGCTAAGGCATCTCCAACACCACTAGCTGCTCCAGCTAAGGCATCTCCTGCTCCAGTTATAGCTGATGATGCTCCTTCTGCTGCTTCTGTACCAGCTTGGACGGCATCACTTGCGTCTTCAGCTAAATCTTCACCTAAATCACCAATATCACCTTCCTTAGTTTCTTCTAGATCATCACTTGTTTTAGTTTCCCCATCACTAGCTCTTCCAATTCTTCCTTGAGACCTATCAGTCATTTCTAATCCTTCTCCTTGTTCTCCTCCTCCTTCACCTGGTCTAGCATTAGTAGGTCTAGAAACATTATCATCACTTTCAATAGTTCTTGTCTGTTGTGATGGAGCATTAGATGATGACCTATCAGTCATCTCTATTTCTTGTGATTGATTAGCTCCTCCACCTAAATCACCACCTGTATCTTCTGGAGTAGAACCTCCTTCAGTATCATCACCGGCTTTACTTTCATTAGATGCTTTAGCTGTCTTGTTTCCCATGACTTTATTATAAATAGCTTTTCCAGCTTTTCCTATTGCTTTACCTCCAACAATAGCTCCTTCGGTTTCTAAACCAGTTCTTAAAAGTTCTGCTCCTTTATCTAGAGTTTCTTTAGCTGCTCGTATAGCTTCGGCTTTTTTTCGCAAAACACCAGTATTTAAAATAGCTACATTATGGTCGTAGGCTGCGACTTGGTTTCCAACTGAAGCACGAAAACCATTCAAATCGTTCTGTAGATTAAACGGGTTATTCATTTATTATATACTAGGAAAAAAAATTAAAGTTAATTAATTTTTAGATTATTAATTTTTAAGATATTTTACTGGAAACAATTTCTCCTTAAAATCCAAGTATACTTCTGGTGGTGTGCTATCTAGCCTAAAATATAACCATGAGAAAGGTTTTTCTTGAGCCCTTTCCATATAACTATCAAAAGCTTTACTTCCACCAAATGTATCAGCAACATCATCTTTAATTGATTGTAATTCTTTCTGAGATTTAATATTTCCACTTAAAAATAATCCCGTCATGTTATTTCTAATTATTGTAGCAACATCATTATATTTTTGATTAGCATAAAAGAACATCACAGGATCTCCTTTATTTACAGCATGACGAAATCTAGTCGCAAAATGTATAGCTTTTCCTCCTTTTCTTCCATGTCTATTTAAATCACCACATATATCATCTAATATCAAAGCAAAACTAGAATCTCCTTCTGCTTTCTTTTTATCTTTTTGGCGTTTTACTATATTGTTTATTATTTCATCACTATACATCTCATGCGATGTATTTTTCCATTTAGAAGCACTAAAGCGTGAGGTAGCATCATTAAATATTGTATTACTAATTATATCCACATCTTGAAAACAATCAGCATAAAAATTAGGATTATGTAAAAAATTATTCCAAAGTACAGATTTACCAGACCTAATTGGAGCAGCACACACTATCAGTTGTCCCTTATAAATATCGGGTAGGTTAGGGTGTAATTTTTTCCTAGCTTTTTTTTCACTCTCTGGCGGTTGAATAGGTAATATAGTCAAGTCTTTATCCATTTAATTATAGGTGAGAAATTAATTTATTCTTATATTTATTTTCTAACCTTATATTAATGAATAAAACCGATGAGGAATTATTGAAAAATCTTAAAATCTATTGTCCTCCTAGCATCATCACAAAGTATAAACACAAACAACAAAAACCTAAAGACTGGACCAGATTTTATTATTACAAAAATAAAAGGCGTCATGTTGTGGAAGGATCAGCAATATCTTATGATTATGAAGTATCATCTACACTAAATTACAATAAAAATACCTTTTACAAAATGACTACCATGAGTTCACAAGATGGATATTTTGATTATTATTTTAAACTAAAAGACCATTTACCTAATGTTGTAGTTAAAAAATGTAATAGACATAATAAGAGTGATAAGGTTCAGCAGATTACTCCTCCTTATAAAAATAAGTTTAATAATTACGAATTAACTGATGATGGTAAATTTATTGTTCGTTTTGATTAAAATAATTAGGTGGATAATCATACAAACGAAATGGATAATCATGTATTATGTTTACTAATTCATCTTTTGTATTAATTTCTCTCCAGCCTTCATGTGTATAAATGATTTTAAATGTTCCATCTGTATTCATGGCTATAAAATATTCCCTCCAATATGCTACTTTATCTTCATAGTCATCTGGTAGATTTCCTTGTAGATATGTTTTCTGATACAATTGTTGTGGTGTTATGATTTTGGCGTATTTCACAGGCATTATTATCTTAATATTACATCTAATATTAACATAAAAATCTGTTTCAATTATTTACAAAATTCAAATTTAATAACCGAAAGCACTTCCGAAAAGGCTACCAGCTCC